GGCCACTGCCCACTGTACGTACGACTGGCCACCCGGACCTTTTTAGGCCCGGATGGGAACTCAGTGACACGCACTAGTAGGTCTCGTTCCAGCGGCTGGAAATGGTCTGACTTGAATAGCCAGGCACTAACAGCAGCAACGCCATTGTGCTTTGAGACGCGGCGTGAACAGCAAAGAACCTTATAGGCCCAATGCTGAGCCCCATCACCGTCCTTGCGGATAGGTGACGGGCACGCTTCATCCCAGGGAGCAATAAGCCCTTCGTCCCCAACACCATCGGGGATTAGGAGCCGGCGCACTCGGTGTGGAAGGCGCTCTACAAGAAAATCGTAGGCACCCTTGACGATTGCATCACGGTAGATGTTTCCACCCATACGTGATGCCCAACGGACTACTGAGTTAGCAGCCCAAAGAACGTCATGAACCGAGGTTATCTCTTTATCGAGATGGAACGGTGTTACGTCAAAACCGTCGAAGTAGTGTGCACCACAGGACTCCCGGAAGGGGCCGGCGGTAAAACTCTTCTCGACGTTCGTCTTGAACCCGCAAAACTCTAGCAGGTCTATACACGCCTTCGCAGCCTCAGGACGACAGATAATATCGTCGCCAAAGGTTGCTATGTCAACGTTAACGGTTCTCGAACCTATGGGAGTTGCGGACCAAACTAGAGCGAGAAAAATTAAACTTTCAAGCTCAAAAGTGAAGCCGTTACCCATAGATGAGAACTTCTTCAGAAGGACATCACCCCCTTGTACCTCGGCATAGCGGGACCTTGTCAAGGTCATCGCGTCAAACCAAGATTCAGGAAGGAGGTATCGAACTAACTCATATGACACCGTGTCACTTGCCATGCTCAGATCGAGTGTGGCGAAGCTTCCATCGATGCTCCCTCTCCGAGCGAAATCGGCGTTCTTTGTCGCCTGCTCATTGAGGTCTAAGCCAATCCGACGTAGTCGACGGCGAATCAAACCGCCGATACCCTTTTGGAAAAACATATTCCATAGGGGTTCGATCGCAATAACGCGATCGGTCTTCGAGTCCTTCGGAACAGTGGTAACCTTGCTCCCTCGCACGACATTGTAGTCGGTAAGGTGAACCCCGATTCTGGGGCACCATGCTCTGTAAGCGATGGCTAACGCAAGGCAATCCTGCGTTACAGTTGGGTCTGTTTTCCCAATCTTATACACCAGGTGCGCGTTCTTCCTTTTGACGCCAATTGAGGCGCCAGGACCAAAATCGCAGTGTGGTATCGCTTGATCCCAGCAGAACTCACCAAGGACTCGATGAATATAGTTCTTGGCGGCTTGAAGCTGGGTCCAAACAAGCGGCGACGCCGTTCTGGTTAAATTACAGAACCGAACGTTCGTCTTACCACATACATCTTCCGCGTCGCGAAATTTTGCGATTGCATTATCTCGACGGATCTTTGGTGATCCACCAGGGAACTTCTTTAGAAGCCTACTGACTTGGTAGTCAATGGCAAAGTCCTTGGCGTCCTGATACCCCGAGGGGTTAATCAAGAACTCGAGTTGCTCTCCTTTCGAGAAAGATCGGAGGGCGCGTGCGGGGATGTACCTGCCACTACTTGCGTAGCAGCAGAAAAGAGCACCTATGCAGTCAGCTGTATCGACTTCAAACTTCCTACTCATGGAGGGTCTCCTATGAATTAACGCGATACCCAAAGGGCGATCCGCAGACGGGGGAAATCCCCGGTGCCCCACCGTTCGGGTACTTTGTGCTGAGTTGTTATCTACTGATGGGACATCCCATCAGCCCCAGACACTCTCAAGACTATCGATCAGTGCGGCAAATTCTGCACTGTTGATGTAGTCCTTGATGCGCTTTCGGAAGTCCTGCCTCATGGCAGCCGTGTACGATGACGGGACATCAATCGTGATGTCCGCCTTGCCTCGACCCAATTCTGAGCCGATGCAGGCACACGGAGAATCCGCAGCTGCAAGCACGGGTGACACAACGAGAACCTTTGCCCGATGACGACCGTCATCGAGGGGTCCCCGAAGCGACTGTGTCACAGTGGAAGTGGCACCGTTGAACCCTGTATCAGCCGTCTTGGCCCACGTGGACACGCCATTCTGGGTGCCGCGAGGAGCATATGCGACCGTGTTGAGGGTAAGAGCAACCTGTGTTGGCATTACTTTAGACTCCATTTGGGGTCAGGGGTGAAAGCCACCGCTAGTAGCGCGAGACCATTCAACGCATGACCGGTACTGAAAGGGTTCTTAACGTAGAGCCCGGGAACGGGAGCTGACGCGTAACACACACGCCGGAAGAATGCCATTTCGGCAGACACCCGAGGTGGAGTGAACGAATCTAACTTATACCCACCAGTTGCCACCGGCGGGACGACCGTGGTTGCGACAGATCTGACCTTCTTGCTAGTACCGCCACCCACGAAACTTAATCCGTAGGCAGCAGTTAATGCGTTCAACCATGGACCAATGGGCAGTGCCCAATCCACAACGAACGACCATGGCAAGACCTCCCACACAAGTGAGGCAGGTTCGATCAAACCTAGCTGGCCGGAATCCACCATTTTAGTGGATGCCACCTTAAAGAAGAGGTATGAGTTTGCCCTCTCCTCGAAAGTGACGTCGAGATAGGCGTTGCCGCCTACACTCCATCCGCCAGTCTGCATTGGCCACCTCTCAACAAATTTATCTGTATGGGAGGCTTTCGCGTATACCAGTGGGGGTTTCTCCGCTGATATACGAGCCACGCGGTTGATGGCGCCTTGAATATCGGCCATCAAGGGTTTCCAACCATATTGCAACTCTAACCAGATGCGAGGTATCTCACACCAGGATTCACGCGGTAGGTTATACCGCTGAGTCGCTCGAGCTTTAAGAAAGGCTTTTAAAGAGTTACGGCGAAACGCTATGACTTGCCTCGCGATGAGGTAAAGCCTGCTATCCACCATCCTTATGGCCTTCCCGATCTCGGCGGCAGTTATCGAAAGACTGATATCCTGCGCCTTGATCTTGCTGTAGGTCTTAACAAGCGATGCGTTTACAGTGTTTGAAGAAACCTCCTTGGCCCTCGGTACAACTGAGAGACCAAGAATGTCACCACTCACACCGCTACCTGGATAATATCCATTACCACGGAATTTCGCCGAGCCGCCATGTATAGCGACTCGATGGCCGAAGTGGTAGAATGCAGCACAAGTCCGATAACCGTCAACGAGGGGTACTGACACCGATTCTGGCCGTACATCACTAAGCCAGTCGGTACCAAGACACGCCACAGTTGAATGTGAAGGAACTCCCGGGGAGTAGTAGAACGTGCGTTTGCACGTCCCATTTCCTATAACCGAGAGGTTCACTGCAGGGGTAGTCATCGGGTAGACCTCTATGATTGCGTCGTTTAGACGCCACTTCGGGACAGGTGGGGTAGTGGACACATGTTAACATCGTGCCCACTACGTGGTCCCCACCTAACCTCCTCGCGGAGGGCCCGGACAAGATACAGGGCTGACAAAGCCCCATAGAGCTTGAGTGACGACAATTTGAAGGTGCCCGC